TGTACTTCATACCGCGAGCACGAGCAATTGAACTCAATACAATATGGCGATGCTCACCGCGATACTCGCCTTGTCCGCCAATCATGCTACCCTGTTGGAATTTGGGATTAGCCGAAAACATAAAGTCTGCCTGTACAAATCCATTAACCGGATCACCTTTAATGGGGGTTTTCCAATGTACATTGTCGCCGCTTAGTTTGACATTTTCTTTGCCAAATTGGCTAATCAACTTTTCTGCAAATGATTTCTTATCTACTTCGTTGGCATCTACAGAAAGATCTAGATCGCCGGAACTGTTTCGTTCAAATGTGCCGTCCGGATCTTCTTTGCGTCCAGTAGTGCCTAGCCATTTAACAGGTTTTTTATCATCTAGATCTTTTTCTTTAGTAAAGTCTAGGCCTGTGATCTTTTCAATGTAAAGAATGGTTTCTTCTACATCACCCGTAGCAATACGCTGTGTTAACGGCTGCTTGTCGGGGCCTTTGAATACATTGCCCCCTTCGAATAGATTACTCGTTGTCATTGGATTCTTCTAGTTTTCTTTTGGCTTTGCGTGATTCTGCCAGTCTTCGTACACCGCGGGTAAACTTGCTGGGATCTTGTCCTTTGATAGCATTAATAAGTCTGCGCTCAAGTTCATCCGCTGATTCAGCATCATAGTGCTTGTGTATGCTTTCGAGCAGATTAATAGCAGAATTAATGATATTGGTGGCGCGACTTTCGATTAACGAATCCGTATTGCGTACTTCGGCAATTTCATTAAGTTCCTGCAGAATTGATCTGGTACGAAGTTTCATAAATTATTTCCTATTGTGTATTTAACTCATTTTAAACAATAATAACATTGTACTGAAAAATGTGCAATCGCACAAGAGCAGACTAAATACTCAGTAGAAACACTGAGTCTACACACACTTACAGGAACAGAAATGAAATACATATCACAAAAAATGCTGTCTATCATGGAACGTTTGTCAGAGATGTTTCCGGGTAGTAGCTATCAAACTCGTTTAGATCAATATCTAAACACCAAAGGCATTACCGATGCCGCTCAACTCGAAAACTATGTTCGCGAGTTCAACTACTCTCACAAGGGGAATTATCTATGAAAAACTTTTTAAACACATTAAGCAGTCTTTTTGAAAGCCTAGGCAAGGCTAGAGCAGCAGCACACCTAGCTCGATGTGGATTACATAAACAAGCTAGAGATCTAATGCTGACCAAATAAGTTCAAATAAATAATGGCATGAACTTGGTGTACATTCATGGAGCTAATGCCACAAGCGAAAGCTTCAATTATATTAGAAGCAAATTAGGTAATGGTATCGATATCAATTACGACAGTCGTAATGGATTTGAAAATAACCTAAAAGACATGCAGGCCGCACTAGACGGACATACTGATCTAGTGTTTGTTGCGCACAGTCTGGGTGGTATCTATAGCCTGCATTTGGCCAACTCAATGCCAGAATCCGTTAAGGGTGCTGTGACTCTAAGCACACCCTATGGTGGTGCTGAAGTTGCTGACTATGCTCAATACTTCCTGCCATTCAGCAGATTGATGCGTGATATTGGGCCAAGCAGTTGGGTCATGAAGCAGGCCAGAAACATCAAGATTCGGCATCCTTGGACTAATATTGTCACGGTAAAGGGCCAAAGTCCGTTTATGCATGAACCCAACGATGGTGTTGTGACTATTGCCAGTCAGAAACATCATGAGGATATGGAATTAGTAGAGGTTGAATACAACCACTATGAAGTTGTGCTTAGTGATGAAGTGGTTGGACTTATCAAGGAACGAGTAAAAAAGTTCAAGAAATAAGTTGCTTTTTTGTCTTTAGGCATATATAATAAACTAACAGCGAAAAAGAAGTAGTTGTTAGCAACAGACATTAACACACAGGAGATTATTATGTCAGAAATTTTTACAGCACCAAAGCTACCAGAAGTAAAATTCAACAAGAACGGATACGAAATCCGCACAGACATCTTGGGAATGGCAAAAAGCCTAGTACAAGACGACTTCCATGCCAAATTCCAGGGCTGGGAAATGACTGCCACTCGTGACGAGAAGACTGGTCAAATCGTTAGTAAGGTTGAAATGCCACAGTTTCCAGGTCTAGACAAAGTACTAGAAACCGCCGAAAAGATGTATTCATTTGTTAACAGCGGCGTGAAGAAATAATTACGCTCGTAGAGCAATACAATTAGTGGTAAAAGAAAAGCACCTTCGGGTGCTTTTTCTTTATGCGTTTCTAAGTTTTGCTAGACCTATATAGTTAAACAATTTAAACCACATCCAACCCAAATCAAATTCAAACCAACGACGACTTAATCGAGGATTAGCAGGATCTAGGTGATGGTTGTTGTGTAGCTCTTCACCGCCAATTAATATACCCCAAGGTACTATATTACGACTATGGTCCTTGGTTTCACCATTGCGATATCCCCACCAATGGCCTACACCGTTGATAAAACCAGCGGCCCAGAACGGTATCCATATCATTTGTACACCCCACACTAGAAATCCCCAGGACCCAAATAATACAAGATCTATGATCAACATTAAGAGAATGCCCAGGCGGCTATGGGGTGTATAAAGTTTACGTTCAATCCAGTCTTTAGGAGTACCCATTCCATATTTCATAATCATGTCAGCATCTTTGCCGGCACGGTTATAAAACTTGACTCCACCAAATACCAATGGCCAAATACCAAATACGTGGGGACTGTGTGGATCGCCTTCGACATCTGTGTTCTGATGATGCTTGCGATGGATGGCCACCCACTGCTTGGTGGTCATTCCAGTTGTGAGCCATAACCAAAAACGCATAAAATGGCTTAAGATTGGGTGAAATTCAATACCTCTATGTGCTTGGCTTCTGTGTAGGTATAAGGTTACACAGACTATTGTAATGTGCGTCATTACCAACGTTGCGATTATCATATTCATTGTTTACTTATCCGGTTGACACCCTACCAAAATAATGCTATAATATGGTATGAAAAAGAAAATCATACTTACAGACGCAGACGGGGTGTTGTTAGATTGGGAATACGCATTTGACGTGTACATGCAACAACACGGATTTATCCAACAGGATGGCGGCAATCTAAAATATAATATCGGTAGCCGTTACGGCATCGATCCTGAACAGGGTAAAAAGCTAATCAAGATCTTTAACGAATCAGCACACATGGGATTCCTGCCACCCTTACGTGATGCTATGTATTATGTTAAAAGGCTACACGAAGAACACGGCTATGTGTTTCATTGTATTACTTCAATGAGTTCTGATGCTAATGCTCAAGAACTACGCAAAATGAACCTATGCAAACTGTTTGGCAAGACAGCTTTTGAAAAGTTTATTATCCTAGAAACAGGTGCTGACAAAGACGAAGCACTTGCTCCGTATAAAGGCAAAGGATATTATTGGATTGAAGATAAAATTACCAATGCTGTTGTGGGGCATGAATTAGGACTAAAGAGTCTATTAGTTGAACACGGACACAATATGGACTACGAGCATCCAGAAATTCCGCGTGTCAAGAACTGGAAAGAAATCTACGATATTATTGTAGACTAAAGTTTCTCGCCACAATGAGGACAAGTTTGCTTGTGTTCTTCTCTACCTTGCTTTATTACTTTTTTTAACTTCCTAGCATCACGCAAACTACTCTTTATGGTTGTCCTACATCGTTCAGATTTTGTTTTTCCTAATTCAATTTTTAAATTGTTTCTTAGTTTTTGAAGTCTACCTTCAAAAATATCCAAGAAGCCCGAAAGAGTTTTATTAGTAGACATCTGCTATTCCCTATTACGACAAGTTTCTATAGCAATATTTAAGTGATATTTGATTACACTAATATTACAAATTCGTTAATTTGTTAGAAAAATTAGCCAAAAAAAGTGCTCACTTAAGGATGCCCTCGGGCACGACTCCTACTATCATCCTCGCCCAGCAGCCGGGCACACCAAGTAACGCAAGCGTTCCTAAGGTAGGTGTTCTATCTCTTATCACTAGGAGTACTTGCTGGCAAATGATCTCTACCATAATGCAACTTACTGCCTAAAATCTTTTCTAGTGCTACCATTAACTCCGGGCCAACTAGATGCTTACGCAACCATTTCTCCGCTAGACTATTTACAATCTTTTCATTGCGGTAGACTCCGCCTTGGGATTTGTGGTTGGCATAGGCGTGATATGCTTCGTGAACAGCAATGGCCACTGCCGCTGCTTCGT